AATCAATACCGATGGTGTTTTTGTCATTTTGACTCCCGGCTACATCAACGGAACAATAACAGGGGCGGGACAACTACAGATTGGAAGTAACGTCCCGGTTTTCTTGAGTCACAATGGCGTTACTACCTTTGGCATAATTTCGGCCTCCGTGACCGTCGCTGGTACAACCAACCTTCACACGGGTCACTGAGATGGAAGACGAGACCTACGAAGGCACCGACCTCATCTGGGGTGACAAAGACGAATGACCGTCGCTGAGGAAACCTCGACCCGGCCTCATCTCTCGGAACCGTTCCCCAATCAGCCCGCGATGTGGACCGATCCCATAACCGGCCTGCGGGTGCCCAAGGGCGTGCGCGAGAACTTGGAGTACCGGGCGCGATTGCTGCGCGCCGCTGAGGATGATCCAAAGTTCCAGGACGATCTCTGGGCCGCGTGCCGCGACTCGGTTCTCTTCTGGGTCAACGCATTCGTGTTCACGTTTAAACTGCGAGAGGTTGACGACACCGGGCACCAGCGTCAGGCCGAGGGTGTACATGCGCCCTACGTCACTTGGGAAATTCAGGACCGACACCTTTTGGACATCCAAGACGCCATTGAGAAAGGGTATGACCTTGCCACAGATAAGTCACGAGAGATGGGTGCGTCATGGGACCACATTCTCCTGTTTGAACATCAGTTTCTCTTTCGGCCGGACTCTATCTTTCTGGAGATCAGTCGAACGGAAGAGTACGTCGATAGGAGTGACAATCCGAAATCGCTTTTCTGGAAGCACCGCTATATTCGTCGGTGGTTGCCAGCTTGGATGGTCCCTGCGATCTCGGATATTACAATGCACTTCTCCAATCTTGCCAATGGCTCGAAGATTGACGGGGAGTCTGCCAATAGCAATGCTGCATCAGGCGACCGTCGCCGGGCTGTTCTCCTCGATGAGTTTGCCAAGGTCGAAGCCGGGACCAAAATGCGCTGGGCCACGTCCGACGTTACCGCCTGCCGCCTAGTGAACTCCACTCCCGCAGGCGCGGGCACCGAGTACAGTAAGTGGATCAAGAGCGGCCAGATCAAGGTGTTTCAGATGCCGTGGTGGGAGCACCCGGAGAAGGGCAAGGGTCGGTACTGCGTGCAGGACGAGACCACGAAGGCGTGGAAGATTCGCTCTCCGTGGTACGACCACGAGTGCGAGCGTCGGTCGCCGCAGGAAGTCGCGCAGGAAATGGACATGGATCATATCGGGTCCGGTCAGACCTTCTTCGAGGCCCATCCCATCGAGCAGCACCGCGCCCTCTTCGTGCGCCCGCCGACGTTTACCCGTGGGTTCGACTTCGAGAAGGGGATCGCGCAGGATGCTATGCCAGCGATCATCCAGCGATGCCAATCGCCAATGGTGCGCGTGGCGAAGGCCGGGGCGTGGAAGTTCTGGCTCGCGAACACGGCAGGCCGACCGGACCAGACGAAGAACTACGTCATGGGCGTGGACATCTCCAAGGGCCAGGGAGCCTCAAACTCCGTGGTGAGTGTGCTCTGTGCTGAGACTCACGAAAAGATTGCTGAGTTCGCTGATGCGAATACTCCTCCTTACGACCTTGCCCGTATTGTGGCTGCTGCTTGCTGCTGGTTTGGTGGTGCTCGCAATGGGGGTCATCCTCTTGTCGTTTGGGAAGCCAACGGACCCGGCTGGGACTTCGGACGGATATTTGTCAAGACGTTGCAGTACCCTAATTTCTACGTCGATAAAGCGAGCGGGACGGTTCGCGAGCGCGTGGGCAAACGCTATGGATGGCACAGCAGCAAGGAAAAGAAAGAGCAGTTGATGGGTCTCCTACGGCGCGCCTACGCGCAAGGCGGCGTCATCAACCACTGTGATGAGGCGCTGAACGAAGCGCTCACCTACGTCTACTACGACGATGGCGGTCTTGGCCCGGCTGAGTTTGTGAAGGAGTCCGAGTCGGCCCGTATGACCCACGGCGACCGGGTGATCGCTGACGCGCTAATGCTCCTCGGCGTGGAGGATGCGCCCGCGACCCATCAGGGCGATCCCATGCCGCCCGGCAGGTCGATTGGGTTCCGGCGAAGAATGGCCCTTGCCAAACACAAGGCAAAGGGTGTAGAATGGGGTTCAGTTGTTGACCTTCGATCCGGTAAACCGGAGATAGCGGGACAACGTGCCAGTTAAAGAAGTAACGATAAAACGCATGTATCGCGCCGTCCAGGAAGGCGAGGAACGCCTGCGTGGGTTCCGATCTGCTCGTCTTCTGTTTTTACGGGAATTTTGCGGTCAATACTATGACCGCGATCAGGCGACCATAGGCAATGAACCGCTGAATATGATCTTTGGCGCGGTCTCAACGCTGGTTCCCAATCTTGTAACAAACTTCCCCAAAACGCTCGTTACTTCCAAGTTTATGACGTACCGGGGGTACGCGGAACTATTAGGTTTGGCGCTGGACTTCTTGGCGAAGGAAATCAACCTACGCAACGAACTCCGTCGCGCCATTGTGGACTCCTTGTTTGCGATGGGGATTATGAAGACGGGGATCGCAGTCAGCGATGACCTCATCACGTTCAGCGATGACCAGCGCTTTGACAACGGCCAACCTTATGCGACGACCGTGGACTTCGATGACTACATCCTCGATCCGGCTGCACGGCGGTTGGAGGAGGCATCGTTTGTTGGGCATCGCGTCCGGGTGCCTCGTCAGATGCTTATGGACTCCGGCCTCTTCGCGAACGACCTCGTTGAGAAGTTGCCCCAGGCCGGTCAAGACCCATATCAGCGCCGAGATGTTGAGAACATATCCCAGCATGAACTCACACCCGCGCAGATCGCGGAATTTCAAGACCTCGTGGACATCCGTGAAGTCTGGGTGCCCGCTGCGAAGGCTCTGGTGTGGCTCCCTGCTGGTAACACAGTCTACGACAAGTATCTTCGCATCGAAGACTATGACGGCCCGGATACCGGCCCCTACACCTACCTTTGCTTGACGCCGCCCGTGCCCAATAACCCGTTACCCATTGCGCCGGTGGGCGTCTGGTATGATCTGCATGTCGCCTCGAACAAGATGGCGAAGAAGATCATGGAACAGGCCGAGCGGCAGAAGGACATCCTGCTCTACAAGCCCAATGCCGCCGATGACGCGCAGGAAATCGTGGATGCAGGCGATGGCGAAGCGGTAGGTGTCCAAGACCCGGAGGGGGCCAAGGTTGTTTCCTATGGCGGGCAGGAGCACAAGAATGAGGAGCATCTGGCCCAGCTTTCATACTGGTTCAATTTGGCTTCTGGAAACACCGATCAGTTGGGGGGTGTCAAGTCTAACGCTAATACAGCAACTCAGGCTAACATCCTGCAAGGAAATCAGTCCGTCCGGGTCGAGGACATGCGTGACATCGTTTACATCTTTACCAAGAATGTGCAACGGAAGTTGGCTTGGTATCTCCACCCTGACCCACTGATTTCAATGCCGCTCAGCAAACAGGTGCCCATCCCCGGCCAAGTCGTTATGTCGCCGATGGGTCCGGTGATGATGCCCGCCAAGAAAATACAACAGCAGGTGATTCTCAGCCCGGACTCGCGGCAAGGAGACTTCCTTGACTTCCACTTCGAGATTGAAGAAAAGTCGATGTCCCGGATGGACCCGGCCCAGCGTCTACAAAAGGCTCTGCTCTTTGCTGCAAAAGTCCTGCCCTCTGCGGCGCAAGCTGCGATGGTCTGCCAGCAGATGCAAGTGCCTTTCAGCTTCCCGGTCTTCGTGATCCGTATGGCGAAGGAACTCGATCTCGAATGGCTGGATGAGGTCTTCTACGATCCGAACTTCCAACAGCAGATGTTGATGATGATGAACTCGTCGCCCAAACCCGACAACTCGAAACCCCAGCAGGGGCCGGGCGGCGGTATGGGTGCGATCCAGCAGAACGGCCAGCCCGGTAATGTTCCCCTCAAGGGTATCATGGGCGGGGCCGACATGAGAATGCCAATGGGCGGCGGCGGTGGGAGTTCCGACATGAACTCCGAGGCCCAGCCCGAACAAGCCTTTGTAGGCTAGGAGATTCCAGTGGCGACAAAATTAGGCGGCGCGACGGCGAACGTGGACGACAAGTTTCAGGCCGAGGATGATGCTCGGCATCTGACCGAGGCCGCGAAGATTCGACAGGATGCCAAGCGGCACAAACTGGCGCTGAACCACATGAAGAAGAAGGCCAGTGATATTCAGTCGTCGGTGGACATGGAGAAGAAGGCCGCGAAGGGTCTCGCCGCCGCTTTCCCCGCCGACCGATGCGCGACCTGTGGCAAGGCGAATTGCGCCTGTGAAGGAGCCTAACCGTGAGTCAACTACCTCCCCCCGATATG